TGCTTGATGTAATAATGATTCCCCATAAAGTTTGGCTTGTTCATAACCCATTCCAACATAATCTTTAGCTTGTAATCCATATTTGGTGGCTAACTCTTTTACTTGAGCTGGAGTGATTTCGCCTACTTTATTAATGATATTTTTAGTTTTTTCTTTGGCAATTCCAGCTAGCGCCTCTCCATATGATTTTGCTTGATCATAAGTTTTCCCAACATAATCTTTGGCTTCGCCTCCATATTTTTTGGCGTACTCTTTGGCCTTTTCCCATGTTGTTTTCTCTCTCTCTATAGTTCCACCCCAATCACTTTTCATCTCAGACCATGCGAAGTCCGCTTCAGCCTTTAATTTTGCCCAAAATCCCTTGGCTTCTTTTTTCTTTTTAAATTTGTCTGCCATTGCCTTTGCGTTTTCACCATATACATCTTTCCAAGCTTCTTCATCCATCTCTCCTTCTACTGTTAATCCTCGAGATCTCATAATTTCTTCAGCTGATTTTGGCATGTTACCTGGAGAAAATGGAATTAAACTATCGAATATTTTTTTGGCTGATCTGGCCTGTCTTTTTTCTGAGTCTGGCCTATCTCTCATTGAGAAGTCCATAATCCAATCTGTAACCGGTTTCGCTATAGACACGCCTATTCCACCAAGTATTGTAAGTCCAGCTGGACTCGCAATAAATCTCATTAACATAGGGAGAAGACCACCTCCACCACCCATACTAGGAATCAAACCTCCCAATAAGCCGGTTATGGTCCTTCTCTGTTCTCTGGTATTATGCTGGTCAAGTTCCTCCACAGTTCGACCAGTTAACTTAAGCATTTTCTTGTCATGTTTTAATTCTTTTTTATGCTCTCTTAGGTAATATTCATCGTAAACATTTTGAACATAAAAATCTGGTTTAATGCGGCGACCCATTCCAGGAACCGATCTTGGGACCCGAGCAGTTTCCCCCAAACCACCCATTAATCTTTTTCTTTCTTTAGTTGAAGGTAATTTCCCTTTTATCCAGGATTTGATTCTTCCTGGACCTGTGACACCAAGATCCATGCCATGAGCCATAGCAACAAATTGATCGAAAACTTGATTTGCAATTTGTCCAGCCTCTTTATTGTCACCTGCTGCTTTCCCTATGGCCCATCGTGCACCTCTTTCTACCTGTCTTCCAACCCAACGTATAGCTTTCATGGTTGTACCAGCTATACTCCAAGTAGCACCAAGTTTTGATGGGTCCATCATTGGATACGTTTTACCAGTAACATGTGACGCTAAATCCCTTGTAGCTATAGCTGTTGCCTTGGTGTAGATCATAAGTGCATCTAATCTAGGCATCATTTGTAGGAAGGTTACACCAATATTTTGATTGATAGCTTCCAGTGGCATCTTAGATTTAGAAAGGAACTTTTTATAACCACCCCTTTGTTTGAAGAAGAAATAAACTGCTTTCCATCCACCACCAAATGTCGCTCTTACAGCTCGATATGATGTGGTTGCTCCTCTAAAAAATGGGTGTTCGATAAGCATCTTTTCATACCACTGTTGCCACCTTCCAACAGATGCTCCAAGTGCACCCTGGATTGCAGAAAGAGATTTAAGCATTGCTTGATTGGCTGGAACGTCATATTTTTTATGTTTGTCGGCATTTGCCATTTTGTATGTTTCTAATTCTGTTTCTTGTTTTGCTTTTTCAGCTTTCTTGGCCATGGCAGAGCCACCACTACCTTTATTAGAATCACCAAACTCATCTGGAATGGAACCACCCTTAGATTTTCTCTTGAAGATATTTGATACACTCTCACCCATCTTATCTCTAGCTTTTTTGAACATTCCAGTCTCTACAAGTTTTGAAGCGAAATAGCCAAAAACTGGTGTGGCGCTTGCCAGAGATGATGCAACCATATTCTGTTTGTTAATTTTAATGTCCTCAGATATGGCTTTTCCATATTGTTGTAATGCCTCTTTAGCGGCCTTCGATGTGCCAAGTGTGGCTGCTTCAACACCTCGCTCTAAAGAATCGACGGTATTTTTTAAACTTTTTAGCACAGAGTTCATCGATCCAGCAATCTCTCTAGAATCTCCACCAGATGATATACGCCTTTCAGTCTCTTGCATTTCTCTTGTTGTTTTCTTACCCATCTCAGAGACTGCCTTGCTCACATTACTTACCTGTGAGATTCGGACTTCGTTGTCTTGGGCCTTCTGTGTTAAACTTCCTTTATTCTTTCCAGATTTTTTTGGCATCTTCTATCCCTCTATTTTATATTTGACAAAACGTTTGCAACCCTTTTGTCCGTGGGCAATAACTCAACCATTACAGCTGCAACTTCTGATAATGCCCATAATTCTTGAGCTGGTGTTGTATATTTATTTCTTTCGTTAAATGTGTCTATATATGCATCGTTCAATGGACGAAATACATGAAAAAACTTTGGATAATATCTCATCAACAGATTTGGAGACATAGGAAATAGTCTTGTTGCTGTAAACACGCTTTGCAACATATCATTGTATTGAGATTCGTCCAAACTTGTTTCTTTCTTTGTTGCCTGACCTAATGCATCCATATATTTTCTATGATCATTTATAGAAAACTTTCCCTCTAAGTTTATGAGGGCTTTTAAAATGTTTGTTACATCAATCTTTTTACATGCGAATATATCAGAAAAATAATTACCATAATACTGCTTAAATGTTGGCTGCATTATTCTAAAGAAGCCTTTCATATTATCACTGGCTGATAAATGCATACATTCATGTAATGTTGTTTTCACCAAATGTTTGTTTGATGATACGCCCAACCAGTTGGAGTTGTTATCTATAAACACTAACACTTTCCTTAATTCTCCAGAATACAATCCTTGAACATTTTTTGTCCAATTTCTTGAGACAAACTTTTTTGCTAGAAAACTTAATATTCCTTTATTCATTAACACTGGAACAATGAATTCTCTTTGAACCAGTCGTTTAAGATTCTTGGCATGATACTTTCCCCAATCAGTTGCCAGGACTGCCTCGAAAAATTTTAACTTTAATTTTTCAGATGAATATAATTTATGTCCATGAAAGTCAAATGGCAGAGGCGTCATTTGTCGTGGTAATGCCCACAATTCTTGTATAGTCTGTTTTTCCATATTATCCTCTTCCAATCATATCTAATATATCGATAAAATTTTCTGCGTTGTCTGATGAATTTAGATTTCCTCTTACCTTCCTTAATATTGTTGCATTAACATGACCCATAGTATCATTTTCACCAGTCCCTGCATCAGTCAATGGAGTGCCTCCAAAATTTAGACCAACAATATCCTCTAAATCTTGTATAACTTCACCAGAAGCTTTTCCAATCAATAGTGGTGGATCATATTTTCTAACGTAATAGCATAGTGCAGCCGATAGAGCAAGGTCGTCGTGACATCCAGAGTCAGCTTCGATTTTACCATTAGATTTGCTAACTAAAGATGTCAGCTCCAGAGCTAATCTTTCAGATTTTATTGATTCTGGATATTGTGTTACATAAGAGTACAATGCGTCTATCATCAATGGTCTTGTTTTAGCGGTTGTCGACAATCCAGGAACAAAAGTATTCTCACCACGCTTTTCTTTGTATAACCAAGTTGCGTGTTCTGACGCGTCGATGTGTTCAACCACTTGGTTTCCGTATGAGTTGGCTTCAACGACCAGTGTTCCAGGATATAGTGTTACAGCTGCCTTGACCACTTGAACAAAGTCAAGGACTTTTAGTTTTCCTCGGTACTCCCACACCTGATCCATAGTTTCATAGTCCCAAACTGTAATTGCGGACCTGTCCTCTCCGTGTTCTGGGGCCGTGTCAACTCCTAATATATAATGATTACCTCTCATTGGTTTCTGATAGCACCAAGCCTCTCCGCTAAACAGTTTGTATTTCTCCATTGGTTTTTGAACGCTATCCTGAACCTTTTCGAGGGTTTCTGATTCAAAGAATGCGCCCTCAGCTGGTAAGAATTTAAGTTCAAGCTCCTGGGCAATCTTCTTAGGATCATTATCAAACATCTCGCATTGGGTTGAGTACCATTCTGGATCGTCGGCAAGTTCTGGAATCATTTTCCAGTGAACAATAAATGGTTGAAATAATCCCTCTCCAGATATAGCCCTCATATACTTTTTGAAGTACCACTGTCCAGGTCCAACAGTTTTATTTGGCGTTGATATGATTACTGTACCATATGGAACACCCTTTTTTCTGGCCAATTTTTGATTGGTTGATAGAGCAGATACGATACTGGTCCATGCATCATCAACATAATCAATAAAAGCGGCCTCATCTACGATTAAGAATGTAATAGATTTACCACGAAGAGTTTTGTTTGGAGATTTTGGGTTTACTGTTGCAACATAAACCTTGCTTCCATTCGTCATAATAAATGAACGCTCGGTTTTCTTGTCGAACCCCCGTCCCTGTGCGCCCCTTTGTGGTTTGAGAAATGAAGGCAACTTCTCAATAATACCTCGGATAAATCTTGCAAAGTCTGTGGCTTCTGGTCCATCTTTGGAGATGATTCCAATAACAACGTTATCATGAAAATTACATAGCCACGCAGTATAGGCCTGGACAATGGTGGAAAATCCAGTCTGTCTACTCTTCAAAAGTAATGCGTGTTTCTGTCTTTCAATTATATCAATAAACTCCATCTGTTTTTGATATGGAGCCATCAACTCATCTCCACCAGGAAGCTCTAATAACACATAATGAGTTACGAAATATTCAAAACTATATTTACATCGGAGGTATTCCAAAACATATTTTTTGGCGGCAAACTTTAGATGCTCCGGTCTCTGCTTTTCAAGTTTATTGTCAATCATTGCTTCGCGTTTTTTCTTTTCAACAACGTCGAAGTCTATACCATCAACTAAAGCATCCATATAGTTCCTCCAATAGCTATTTATAATTTGTTCTAGTTAACTCTGTTGGTTCTTATTAAGTGAAGCGTAACTCCACATTCCCAATCTCTTCTTCCTCGAATAAAATGTACGAGTGAAAATTTTAATACATAGTTGCCAGTCAAATCTCTAACATCTTGAATATTTGATCTAAATACAACTCCCTGACCAACGTTTATCAAATTCTCAAGAATCAACCATTTTTCGAGATGAACTTTTAATATTGACATTTGAGCGAAGTATTTTGAGTGTATCGCTCTAATATGTGTCTCTAGATCATCATAACCAGTGTGGTCTTTAAAGAAACTAGTTCTTAACCCCTGACCTTTCTCACTTAAAAATATCTGGTCTTTTTTTGTTGTTATACCATAATCATTGGCAAACTGTTTGGTATCCAAAGTAATCTCTCTGTATAATTCATCTCTTGGTTTAACAATATGTTTCATCGTTGAACCATACATAGAGAATATAGTGTTCCCAGAGTATTCAGTTTCAACTGGGTTATATGTATAAAAAGTTTTCCCATCAAATTTCGTGAATAACTTTTCATCTTGTTTTGGATTATCAGTTGAAAGTTGTGTCACTGTCACATTTGAAAATTTCTTAGATTCTGAAAGGTTTGTAATGTAAATTCTTGATTTAATGTCTGCTATAATCCCACTGTTGGATGTCCTTTGAACCTTTGTTGAGAATCCATATATTCCAGCGAGACCATTAAAGAAACCAAACGTTCCATCTAAATATTTTAAGACTTTGTATAATGGTGCTGGTGGAATCAGAATTTGATCGTATTTTGTGGTATTTTCATTCAATCCATCCATTAGAAGTTGAGCTCCACATTGTTGAGCTAAATCAGTAACAACAGAACGCAGAGTCGAATTCAAATACACACCATTTACAAAAGATGTCATCGCTCTATAGGCTTCAATTGGAACTGCCCTGACTCTTATTGCAGAGCGTACTTTATCTGTGTATTCTGGCTGACTGTCTTTCATCAGTAGATCATATTTAGAACCTAGAGCCATTAGATTTGTTTGAATGATTTCGTGAGGTATGCTTGCAGATGTTCCATACACTTTGATATTTAACTGGATTGGTTTTTGACCATATATCTGTTCAAGAATCATATCATCTGGATCAAGGAAAAAATCCAAAACGAATGTTCTATAGGGCGTTTCTACAGATGTAACTATATTCATTTGCACTAGATCATTAGTTAAATCTTTCTTTCCAACTTTACAGGAGACTTCATAGTTTCTAGATGGGCTCCAGTATGTCGACCTTTCTTGGGTTCCTGCCATATCATCGCACTCCTCATATTGATTTATATTTTGTTCCCAAAAAAAAAGAAGAGGGGAGTCAACTAACCGCGACAGCTTTCGCTGACATGTGGGTCCTTTGAATGACTCCCCTCTTCTCCCCCCCGCGCCTAACTTATGTTGCTTCTTGCCCCTGAGCTAATAGTGTGTCCATCATTGTTTGTGGAAGCACCAAAACCAATTCAGCGACATTTTCCATAAGCTTTTTCGTGTTTAAGTTTTTCTGTAAACACGAATAACGAACAATTGCAAGAAAGAATTGCCAATTTGTTAGGGTTCCATTATTTCTAACTTTATCTAGATACTCTTGGAGCCCACTTCTTTTCTTTTCCGTTAGTTTGTCAATTCCTTCTAATACAGCAAATATATTATCTTCATTCAATTCTTGTTCCATATTTAGTTCGATCATATCCTGGATACTGTTTGAAAACCCCTCTAAATAGTTGCCAATTCCATATGTTAGAGTGGTGCCAGAATATTGGGAATGAATCATTCTCATACCTCCAAGAGTGAAAGCAAAGTTTGAAGTGCTATTTTCACCCACGAGGCTCAGGCCAAATTGAATTGTTGCTGCTCTGGAACCATCATAACTGTTTCCAACAATTAGAGTTGGATGAACATTTCCATTATCATACGCGTGGTTCCTATTCATGATTGTTATATAATTTCTCATCACACACATATCTGGCGATAGTTTAATGTCCTCCTCGAATAAAACATCGTCCTCTACACCTTCTGATAAACTCCTTAAACTATTTTTAACCCTCTCAGTCACGACATCATGACCCTGAAATTTGTAAACGTGACTTATGCATCTGCAATATCGATAGTTAGTATCATTTGGCCTTTTGGTAAATATTGCAATGTGGGGAGCCACGAATCCATCTGTGTCATGAGAGAATGGTTCATCAGGTTCATCATCATCATTTAAGTCAGCTAGATTCTCCAAGCTACAACTTAAATCGTGTGTAGGAGCAGACTGTGTGACAAGCGTTCTATAGACTACTGTGCCAAACCTATCAGTATAAGAGTATAGTCCATGATTTGCATTTGTGCAATCGAGGCCCATACTTGCTGCATGTTCTTCAAATTGTGTTGTCATAAGACCCCCTACGATAAAATTTCTAATAAGACTGACTGGACAAAGTAATTTAAATAATAATCATAATAAAACTCTTTATCTATTTCATCATCACTCATATAGTATAAAGTGTTTCGTTTCACAGTTATTTGTCCAAAAGATTTAAATATCATCTCTACTTCTTCATCATTAACTGGGATGGCAAAAACGTGAAGGTCAGCCTCATTCATCAAAGATTGTTTCAGTTCTTCAAGCTTTGCTAAGATTCTAGATCTATTTTCAATATCTACGATACGTATTAGTTTTTTATGATACTCCTTGATTCCACTATACATTGACGGAACGCCTTTAACTTTAACAAGGCCTTTCATATTATCGAATCCAATGTATTTCCCTCGATCAATCGAAACCAATAGAATATCATAGCGATTTTGTAAGGCAATCGGGAGAACGCTTTGGGTGGTTTCTATTAACCTCTTTTTTGTGATAATGCCATCATACTGTCTGATAATTATATCCTTCTCGTCTAATTCATTGAGTTCAATGTAGTCGTCAATAATTTTAGCAGTTGTTTCTCTAAGACGTGTTTTTAATTGTTCATCATCTCTCATCATTTTCCCTATCATGATATTTCTTTCAACCTTATCATGCTTTGGAATATTTGAAGTGTCATACCCGAATTTTTTCATGAGATTATAATGACAGGCCTCAATATCATATGAGAATATATCTCTCAGAATTAGACGCTCAGAATTAAGTTTCATAATCTACACCGTCCAAACATAATTTTTCTATGGCATTATCAATTTCCAGTTGATGTTGGACATCTTTTATCCCACCTTGTCTTGTGGCCAAGCATTTTAAAAGTTCGTTGAAATTGTTAAAATCAAACTTTTTACTCTGGTGATACAGGATTGCAAGTTTATCATAATCCAATAAGTTATTTCGTATTCGTGTTTCTATTACATCTGCCAAATCATAACTTGTGAATTTACATTCTTCGTCACCCCGCTTAACAATAAATTGGCCTATGGGGATAAAATAGTCCATCACATCTTTACATATATTCACGATAAATTTCTTCCTGACGCTATAACCTTTTAGATATGTACCGCCCCCGACAGAGTACAATATCTGATAACCATTGTTATAAACAAACATGTCAATTGGTGTTGCATCAATTACTGGAATAATGTTGGCATTCTCTATGATTCTTAAATGCCGTTTTTCGTGATTCTCAAATCTCTTTCCCTGATCGTTTGGAATTGTAACAACGATTGATTCAGTTGGGTCTACTCCATTAATTTGAATTTTAACGGGCCTGACTGAACTTACATTTGAGTAGTTTCTGGAAAACCAATCAGCAAATGTTATAACGGGAAACCTATGATTTGTCTTTTCAACTCTTAGATAATCCTCTTCATTTTCATTGACGATTTCGTCAGCCTGTGGAAATGCATCTTGGGCTGTTAAATCTAAATTATTTATATCATCATCTTTTTCGGGGGTAAAAGATTCATAAATAGTTTTAAAGTCGTTTTGGTCTCCCATAGAGATCCTCCTATATGTAAGTATTTTCGTTGAAGTGTCCATCGATTTTCCAATTAATAGCTATGGCATTGGATGTGTGGATAGATTCCTCATGTGTGCATCTTACAAACCAGTCTATAATATCATTATGTCGATCCAACACACTAGATATATTTCTTATAGCATCTTCTACAAATAATGGATACGACTTTGCCATTCCAGCAATCCATTTTTCGTCAGATCTTTTTATTATTGGGTATGGTATAGTTTTCACCGAATCTTCAACTATATCAACTATATTTTCCAACCACAGATATGCATGCGGACTCGATCTAACTATTACATCTGCAAATGCTCTTTGACTGTGTGGATAACCGTGTTTTCCGTAATGACACAATGCTGCTGAACAAGGGCAGTAGGCAGCATACTGAACCCTAACCTTTTGATAGAATATAAACTTTTGAGCAACCTTCTTATTATAATCACAACGAAAACCGCAGTTATAATAATGGGGAAATTCATTGTCCGTTAAAGGAGATTTAACCATAATTGGAAGTTTGAATTCAAACTTCAAAGAAGCCACATCAGTATCGTGAGTATTTAAAAACGATTTTAAAATTTCCTCAATTGTAATTCTTCTTAGAGGCTCTCTTAGATATGGTTGTAGAACTCTTAAAAATCTTGACATTGATATCCCTCTAAGATCGGGTCCTAATTTACATGTCATTTCTGCTTTTGCAATTATCTGAGTTGGGCCTGAGCCCCCATCCCTCAAAATCAAATAGAATGGGAGCTCAACACTACTCACGCCAACTCTTTGTATCACCGATTCAATTCGTGGTTTTGTATTTTGAATATCAG